CAAGCCACAGTGGAGGTTGATACCAAGGGTCTTAGTGCTGTAGCCAGATGCACAATAGCAAGATCTACATCTGTATTTAAATCTGGGGTGGCATCGCTAGCACTTACTTGCAACGCTGATGGAAGGATGGCCGCTGGAACACAGAATACTGGGAAAGGGGCGACTGTTCCAGTTATTCCTGGTAAAACGTACTCGATAGCCCTGTCTGGACGACTCGGAACCGGCGGGGCACAGAACTTTGAGTCATGTTTTAGGTGGCTGGACTCAAATGGTTCGGTATTCCTTGAGCAGACAGGAGTGGTCAATCCAATTTCAGGAACAGCATGGACAACTGACATAAGTAGTAAGGTTGCCCCAGAGGGAGCAGCCTATCTAACAATCTATGGCGTATTTTCTAATTCGTTCATTGGAGACGTTAACTATATCGATGAAATGGGAATCTGGGAGGGGGCAGGAACAACGTGGGCAGCGCCAGCGGGTCGCCTGAGATTTGCATACCCATTAACTGGAACACAGTCAACCGCTAAATACCAAAACATCGCCTACTATCCACAATCATTTGATCAAACAATGGTGAACACTAACTATAAGGCATATCTTGGAGACGTTACTGGAGTCTCTGTTAATGACGCACCGGGCGGTAGAACGGTTGCCGAAACTGGAACAACTAGATTCCTCTCCGATTTGTGGACAGTAGAAGCGGTCAAGAACACCTAAAGACTGATCTTGGACAAAGTTGGCACCATAAGACTAGATATTGTACAATGATGGTATGAAACTTACACCAAAAGGCAAGAGACTTGTACACGACTCACCCTCTGACCGATTCGGGGTATATATGTGGAAAATGCCAAATGGCTCATATATTGCAGACGAGGATAGGAACTTCCTCAACATTCCGGCAGAGTATGGTGATACTAAGCGCATCGAGAAGTTGCGTGCTGCCGTCAGATCATTTGGAATTACAGAAGGAGAGCCGGTATTCTATGCTGGACACCGCCGGGTGACTGACGAGGAATATGAACTGCAAAGAGAGCGTGCAAGAATGGGTCTAGTCCCAGACACAGAGGACGTTGGATCACTAATCGATGATATGAGGCATAGAAATGCAGGAAATTGATGTACGTACACCTAAAGACGTAGGGGCAAAGACCCCTATTGTGGAGTCAGTATCCACAGACCCATTTGAGCAGCCTGGAGAAGTAGTTAAATCTCTTAATGGCGTCAATGCAACCGTAAAGAAGCGCGTCACTCGCGCAGCCCAGTCCAAGGCTAAGGAAGATAGTCATCTTACTGGATATTCAGTATTCCAGGTCAAGCAGCCTCCATATAATCTTGACTACCTGGCCAAACTGTATGAAATCAACCCATACAACTACTCGTCTATTAACGCTAAGGTTATTGCTGTAGTCGGTCAGGGATATGACTTCATCGCATCACCGACGCTATCTGAGAAGATGGAGAACATCAACTCCGCCTCGGCGCTCGACAAGGCCAGGAAGCGATTCATGAAGGAAAAGCGTCTCATGAACGAGTGGTTCGACGGCCTTAATCCAGACGATGAATTCTCAGAAACACTTATCAAGGTATACACAGACTACGAGACCACAGGAAATGGATACTTTGAAATAGGCAGAGACCTCAATGGCGAGATTGGCTACATTGGCCATATCCCATCAGTTACCATGCGCGTGCGCGTAGCGCGTGATGGGTTCGTACAAATTGTTGGCAAGGACGCAGTATTCTTTAGAAACTACGGAGACACAACAACTAAGGACCAGATTGGGTCTGACAAGAGCCCCAACGAGATTATTCATATCAAAAACTACTCTCCGACCAGCACATGGTACGGTATCCCCAATGTAGTCGCTGCTAAGAACGCGGTGGCCGGTGCAGAATTCGCAGCCAGGTATAACCTTGACTACTTTGAGAACAAAGCCGTTCCCAGATACATTATTACGATTAAGGGCGGGCACCTAAGCGAGACAGCAGAGCGTAAACTTCTTGAATTCCTAGAAGGAATGAAGGGCATGGCAGGTAACCACCGCTCAGTATATATCCCGATCCCAGAGGACACCGCTGACAGTAAATCAGAGTTTAAGATGCACGAGGTAGAGAATGGAATTCAGGACTCGTCATTCAACAACTACAGGAAATCAACCCGTGATGAGGTGCTGGCAGTTAACGGCGTTCCGATTACAAAAGTCTCGGTGGCAGAGGGTGTATCCCTTGCTATTGCTAGAGACGCAGATAAGACATTCTCTGAGCAAGTTGTCAAGCCTATGCAGAATTTGCTTGCTAAGAAAATCAACCGTATAATAAAAGAGGTTACTGATGCGCTCGTTATCAAGTTTAACGAGATTTCACTAACCGATGCAGATACCCAGAGTAAGATTTGGGAGAGGTTGATTCGTGTGCAGGCGCTTGTTCCTAACGAGGTAAGAGCAGAAATTGGACTAGGAAGTATTGACGGAGGGGACACAGTAGTTGCACTTACTGCTGCTGCCGCAGCAGAGGCTAACACTCAAACGAGTGGTAATAGGAATAGGGATCAGCAGCGCCAGGGCAACACCGCTGATACTGGCGGAGGTTCCAGGCAACCAAAGGGCGACGGCAGAGCCCAAGCCTAAGGAGGATGGTCATTAATAGACTACGTTATATGTGAACCGCGTCAGAGAGTTATTTATTGGATTTTTTGGTGAAGTCCCTAGCCGTATCGATAATATGTTTATCGGTGCATATGAAATAGCGCTAGGGCTATGGCTATTTCTGCCCTTCGATGCCTTTGGGCCAACCCTACACTTCGCATCAGGCAGAGCGCCGTTTGATCCAATAGAAGAAAGCCATGTAGCAGCGGCACTGGTTAGTGTCGGAATCGCTCAGATGTATCTGGCATGGAGGAGACGCTGGGGAGGGCTTAGAATTCTTACCCTTCCAAATGCAATGCTTTGGGGATTCATTGTGGCCGGGTACGCAATTGTTTTACCTAAATCCACCCCCTTAATCACATCAATCGCATTTCTGCTTCTTATCATGTACGAATACATGGAACTGAGTTACTGGTGTCACCGACAGAAGTTGCGTAATAATCAGAATATTGGTAACATTTAATTACTATGGAGACAAAAAAGGCTCACTGGATCAATGATGCTGACAATGTTCGCCTTATCATGCCTTTCGCAAAGGTTGATCAGGAACATCGAACAGTGTCAGGTTTCGCATCCCTAAACAATGTCGATAAGACAGATGACGTAGTAACAGCCGATGCATCAGCAGAGGCTTTTGCGTCATTCCGTGGGAATATTCGTGAAATGCATCAGCCAATTGCTGCTGGAAGAATGGTTTCATTCTCGCAGGAGCCTTACTACGACGTAAGCAGCGGAAATACCTACCAGGGAATTTTCGTAACAGTTTACGTATCCAAGGGTGCCCAAGATACCTGGGAAAAGGTACTTGATGGCACCCTTTCTGGTTTCTCCATCGGTGGTAACATTATCGAGCAGCACCAGGAGTATGTTGCAGAACTATCCAAGAACATTCGATTTATCACCAAACTATCACTCTTTGAACTATCACTCGTAGACAATCCCGCCAACCAATTTGCCAATGTGCTCTCGATCTCTAAGGTCGATGGAGAACTAGTAATGAAGGGAATGGCTACAGAGGTTGAAACTCAGAACGTTTTCTGGTGCGAGGCCGATGGAACCGCTAGGGCGACTACATCGGAAAAATCTACATGCGTTCAATGTTCTACAGATATGGAAAATATTGGATGGATCGAGGTGACAGACGCCGCCTCCGCTCCTGCGGAACTTAAAAAGTTTGTCGATGAGTGGACTACCACCAAGGTTATTACTACTCAGGATCTAAAAGATTCTGGTAAAGAAAAGGTACAACAGAACTCCGAATTTGCAAACGAAGAAAATGTCGGAGATAATACTATTGATACCGCAAAAAGCGAAGGAGGTGTAAATATGTCTGATGTAGAAACCGTAGAAAAGGCCGTCGAGGTTGACGAGGTTGTAGAAGAAGCCCCTGTCGAGACCGTAGAGAAGGCTGAGGAGGTCGTAGAGACCCCTGAGGAGGTTGTCGAGAAGGCCGAGGAAGTTGTTGCTGAGGCAGAGGAAGTTGTCGAAAAGGCAGAGGAAATTGTCGAGGCAGCACCCGAGGTTGACGTAACCAAGGCACTAGAAGAAATCAAGAACTTTGTTTCGGAGACCGTAGCCAAGAGTGCTACTGAGCAGGCCACCTCCATTGAGGCTGTTGCGAAGGCTGTCTCAGAACTCGCAGAGGTTGTTGCGAAGTTCGCTCCGACAGTAGAGACGGTTGCAGAGAAGGTCGAAGGACTTGAGCGTGCGACCGCAGTTAAGAAGTCCGGTGACGATGTAGAATCGGAGCCGGTTAAGAAAGGATTTTCATGGGGCGGGCACTTCGCCAGCGCAAGCACCATTACAAACTAAAGGAAAGAGAGGTGAAATATAAATATGAGTAACGATTTGCTTGAGAAGGTAGTATCTACCTCCGTTGTAGCCAACGGTGGTGGTGGTCTACTAAATGCAGAACAGTCAAGCCGATTCATCGACTATATGTGGGATGCGACCTCGCTGGTTAAGACTGCCCGTACAATTCGTATGCGTTCGGATACAGTTGATATCGACAAGGTTGGTGTCGGAGAGAAGTTGGTCCGTCTTGCCACAGAAGCCGTTGATGACGGTGTTAACGCTGATGCAACATTCACCAAGATTTCGCTTACCACCAAGAAGTTGCGCCTAGACTGGGAACTCTCAACAGAGTCCCTTGAGGACAACATCGAGGGTGCATCGCTTGAGGACCACATCGCTGGTCTTATGGCAGCACAGGCTGGTAACGACATTGAGGACTTGTGCATCAATGGTGACACGGCCCTAACAGGAGACCCGCTATACAAGTCGTTTGATGGATGGCACGTTCGCGCCCTTGCAGGTGCTCACGTAGTTGAAAATGCTGCTGCTAGTCACGTAATTGACCGTAGCACATTCAACCAGGCTCTAAAGGCCCTTCCGCGTAAGTACAAGCAGCGCCGTGCAGCGTTGAAGTTCTACACCGGAAGCAACACCATTCAGGACTATCTATTCAGTATGTCCACAGCAAATGGAGCAGTCGGTGACTCTGTAGCAACTGGTATTCTTACCGGAAATGTTGCAGGACCACAGGGAGCATCTGGTGGCGTATACCCTTACGCCTTCGGTATCCCGATTGTTGAAGTTGCGTTGCAGAAGGAGGACTTGACAGGCTCTTATTCAGGTGCAAGTGGTGACCACGGATATGTAGAACTTACATTCCCAGACAACCGTATTGTCGGAATCAAGAGGGACATTGTTGTTTACAGCAAGTTCCAAGAGAAGAAGGACACGACGGAGTACACCATGTACACACGTATTGGAGTTCAGATTGAGAACCTTGATGCATGGGTAGTTGTGAAGGACGTAGCAATTGCGTCGTAATGACTGACCAAAACTGATGGAGGGGCTGGGAAACCAGCCCCTCCTTAGGTTTATTGCGGAATAATG